CTTGCCGGCGCGCTCCTCCACGATGGCGGTGCGGGTGCGCAGCGATTTGAAGGGAAAGAGATTGAGTTGCTCCAGCCGCCCGTAGCGGTTGGGGATGAGGTTGATGGCCGCCGTGAGGCTGGCCATGGTGAAGCCGGGGTTGTCGAAGGGGTTCTGCATGTCTGGTCTCCAGAAGTGCGAAACCCGCCGGGCGGCGGGTTTCGTTGGGGTGAAGGAGGAAGCGGGAATCAGGCGGCGTCGCGCACCAGGATGCCGAGGGCCACGAATTGCGCTTCGGCGGCGGCCTTCTGCGCGGCCGTGATGCCAGCTGGCCAGATCAGCGCCCCGCGGGCGACGATGGCGTGGCGGGCAACCACGACGGCGTCGTCGCGATCGATCAGGGTCGCGTCGGTGTCGACGGCGAGCACGGCGGCCGCGACCTCGGTGCCGTCGGTAGCGGCCGGGTCGAGGGCGTGGAACTTGCCGTCGGCGGTCTTCTTGCCGAGCACGGTACCCAGGGCCAGGTTCTGGCCGGCGGCGACGGTGACGGCCTCGCGGGAGTAGAGGTTCGGCGCCTCGTACTTCAGGAGGTCGCCCAGGTTCTTGGCTTGGGTGATGGCGGGCATGGCTTACTCCTTGGCGATGAGTTTCTTGACGGCGGCCACCACGGGCGAGGCCTCGGGGCGGGCGGAGGCCTCGGTGCCGGCATCCGGCGCGAGGGTCGAGCGGATCGTGGCTGCCTCCGACCGCGCAGCCTTGGCCTCGACCAGCAGCCGGCGCACGTCCGCCTCGGTCTTGCCGGCGGCGATGAACTCGGCGGCCTTCTCGGGGGCACCGGCGATCAGGCAAAGCTCGGCGATGGCCTGGGCGGACTGGGTGACCTCGCGGCGGGCCTCGGCGACCAGGACGGCCGCCTTGTCCACGCCGATCATTTCGACTTGCACTTCATCTTCAGGCATAGGGTTCTTCTCCAGCGAATGCGTCGCCCCGTTTCGAGACACTGCCCGAGCCGGGGGCGCCTTGCGGCCTCGGGAGCTGAGGTAAGCGGTGAACTCGGCGAGCGCCGAATCGAGGGTGCCGACGGCGTCGGCCAGCCCCGCCTGGACGGCGTTCGGGCCGAAGTAGATCCCCGCCTCCGTCGCGCGCACGGCCGTCTCCGGCAGGCTGCGCATGGCGGCCACGTGGCCGACGAAGAGGTCGTAGAGCCGGTCCACCTCGCCCTGGAGCTCGCCTTTCGCGGTGTCGGTGAGCGGCTCGTGGGGCGAGAAGTCGTTCTTGTGCCGGCCCGCCGTGATGGCCGTGTAGCGGTAGCCCTCGTTGGCGTCCCGCACCGACTGGTCGATGTGCAGGGCGATCACCCCGATCGAGCCGACGCCGCCGGTCTCGGTGACGACCAGGCGCTCGGCGGAAGAGGCGATCGCGTAGGCGGCCGAGAAGGCCGCGTCGTCGGCCACGGCCCAGACCGGCTTCACGGCGGCGGCCACGCGCACACGGCGGGCGAGCTCGAAGCTGCCGGAGGCCTCGCCGCCCGGCGAATCCACGTCGAGCAGGATGCCGGCAACGCTCGGGTCGGCCAGCGCCGCGTCGAGCATCGCGCCGATGTCCTGGTAGCTCGCGAGCCCCGAGGCCGCTTCCAGACCCAGGGTGCGCTTGACCAGCGTGCCGTGGACTGGGATCACGGCGATGCCGACGGCGCCGGACACGTTCGGGCGGGGTACCGGCGCGGCGGCCAGGGGCGCCGGCACGTCCGTGGCGGTCGTTGTCCCGAGCCCCAGGCGGGGGCCGAGGACGGCGAGGATGACGTCGAGCTTGGCGCGATGGACGAGCAGCGGCGTCCCGAAGAGCCGGGAGGCGAGATGGGGCAGCATGGTTACTCCGTGGTCGGTTCGGTTGGCGGGGGCGGCGCGGTCGCCGGGCCCTGGTCGTGCCGAGGATCGGAATCGAAGACGAGGCCCAGCGCATCGGAGCGGGCGTTGTCGGCGGCGATCTCCCGGTCCACGTCCTCGGCGTCGTAGCCGTAGGCCGAGATCGCCTCCGACCGGCTCATGAGCCCGGCCCGGATGGCGAGCTTGAGGGCGTTGACCTCCTTCTGCGGATCGACCCACTGCCAGCCTTGCGGAATCCACTTGGCGGCCTGGTACTCGCGCCGGCGGCGCGCGTAGCCGGGCAGCGCGAGCGCCCCTTCGAGGGTGGCCTGATCCATCCACGCCCGCCAGATGGGCCGGCAGAGCTGATGCACGATCACGCCGTGCTGGATCGCCTCGCAGCGGCGGCGGAACTCCAAGAGCCCCGCCCGGATCGACGAGTAGTTCACTTGCGTGAGATCGCCAGTCAGCATCTCGTAGGTGATGCCCATGGCGGCGGCCACCGCCCGGAACTGCTGGCGCATGAATTCGGCGTAGGAGGAGCCGACATCGGCCGGCGCCGAGAACTTGATGTCCTCGCCCGGGTCCAGGATCTGCAGCGTCCCCGGTTCGAGGCCGGCAAGCGCCACCCCGTTCGCATCGGAGAGGCCCTCGCCCATCAGGTTGTCCTCGGGGGCGAGCCGGGTGATGAAGCCCGCGAACATGGCGGCGGTCTTCTTCCGCACGAGTTCGGCGTCGTCGTACTGGTCGAGCTCGTTGAGCTTCACGAGCGCCCGGGCGAGCCAGGGCTCCCCGCGAATCTGGCCGGGGCGCAGGGACCGGAAGAGATGGATCACCTCGGAGGCATCCACCCGCACGGTGTCGATGCCGCCGGCACCGGACATGGGCGCGAGGCTGCCGTCGTTCGGGTGCGCACGGTAGAGGTGGTAGGCGATCCGGCGTCCCAGCCGGTCGAACTCGATGCCGGCGCGGATGACGTTGCCGTTGGCGAGCTCGCGGTTCATCGCCAGCGGCAGGTGCTCGGCCTCCAGCACCTGGACCTGGAGCGCCACCGGCAGCCCGTCGTCGGGCCGGCGCCAGCGCAGCCGCACCAGGGCCTCCCCGCCTTCGAGCATGGCCCGGGTGGCGAGCGCCTGTAGGCCGTAGAAGTCGGTGAGCCCGGCGGCATCGGCCTCCTCGCCCCAGTCCCGCCAGAGCGCGTGGACGGCCTCGCGGATGGCCGGGTCCGCCACCATGCTCTGCGGCTTGATGCCGGTGCCGATGGCGTTCGCCACGAAAGCCTCGATTCCGGCGGCGGCCCACGCGTTGCGGCGCACGAGGTCGCGGCTCTTGGCGCGCAGGGTTTCCTGCGTGTAGGCGAGCGCCGCCACGGCGCCGGGGTTGGCCACCGACCACGCGAGCGTGCGCCGGCCGAGTCCCGCGCCGTCATAGGCGGGCGTGCCGCCGAAGAGCCGGCGGCGGATCGTGCCGAACCAGCCCATCAGAAGCCCTTCCCGGTGGTAACGCGGATCTGGCGCGGCGCCCGCGGATAGAGGCCGGTGGCCACCGCATCCTTGTGCATCGCGGCCTCCACCTCGGCGATGGCAGCTTTCAGCTCGTCGACCGTGCGGTACTCGACGGTCTTGTCGCCGAAGGTGACGCGCTTCTCGCCCTTGGTCAGGGCGTCGCGCAGGGCCTGCAGCTGGGCTTCGCTGTAGGTGCTCATCGATAGACCACCAGGCTGATCTCGATCGAGTCGGCGAGCGACCCGGAGGACGAGACACAGACGAGATCGAGGGTGCCCGCCGTCTTGTTGTCGGTGGTGCTGCGCGCCGCCGCGAAACGGATGGTGCCGCCGGCCGTGTTGCTCCTGCCCGTGGCGACCCAGCAGTACTTGGCGTCGGGAAACGGCGTCTCGAACTCGACCCGGTAGCGGCCCGTGCCCAAGCGGGTGACTGTCGCGACGTTGTGGGCAGCGCGCAGCTGGATCGCCACGCCCACGTAGCCGAAGTTCGCCCAGGCGCGGGCGAGCCCCGGGTGGTCGGGGCGGATCAGCCCCTTGATCTCGTTGCCGATGCGGGCAGCGAGCGCCGAGAGTTGCGCGACCAGGCTCATGCCTTACACCAGGGCGGCTTCGAAGATCGCCACGAAGTCAGTGGCGACGTCGCCAATGTCGGCGGCGGCCACCGCGCCGATGTTGGTGCGCGCCTGGGTCTGCTCGGCCACTGTCAGGGTCTGGGCGGCGTCGAAGCGCACCCGCTTGTCGATAGCGGTGGTCAGCGCGGCGATGCCGGTCTGGTCGTTCTGCAGCGCCTGCTGGAGTTCCAGCAGGGTGTCGTAGGCCGGATCGGCGCCGCCCAGGATGTCGGCCTTCAGCGCATCGAGCAGGGTGACGATCTTGTTCGACGAGTAGGTGGTCGAGACCGATACCTGGGCATCGTCGATGGCCACCGCCGTGAGGATCGCGGCCTTGAGCTCGTTGATCGCCGCCACCAGGCTCGACTTGTCGGTGGTGGTGAGCGCCGAGAGCACCCCGGTGCGGCCCTTGACGGTGTTGAATTCGTCGGCGACGCGCAGGACGAAGCTGTTCAGTTGAGTTTGCAGACTCATGGTGTAGTTCTCCGGTCAGGTGGTCAGGTCAGCCAGCGGCTGCGAATCACGCGGCGGCCAGCTCTCAGGGTTCCAGAAACAGCGAGGCCACCGCTGTGGGTGGCCTCGATGGGTCGTTCAGTTGGCGAATCCGGCTCGCCGGGCGGCGGCAGCCCGAGCTGCCGTTCCAGCTCGCGCCAGTGCCGTTCCTCGAAGCGGTCGAGGCCAGCGGCACTCGCTGCCGCCCGGGCATACACGTAGCAGTCCAGGGCCTGGTTCCTCTCGCGCATCTTTTGCCACTCGCGGACGGCGAAGCCGTTGCGGTCGCGCCGGGTGATCAACTGCTCGGCGCACAACTGCTGGACGAACTCGGCGTCGACCTTGGGCAGATGCACGAAGCCGGCGGGGTAACGGATCGTGACGCCGTCGTCCGCCACGTCGGCGCTCTTCCGCAGGTTGTTGTAGAACTCCAGCTTGGCGATGCCGACCGCGACCGAGAATACCTTGATGCCCCGGCGCAGCTTCTTGCCGCCTTGGGAGAGGTCGACCGCCGTCGGCGTGCCGATCAGCGCCGCGCCCTTCGGCACGCCCTTGACCGCCATCACGCGGGGATCGCGAGCCAAGCGCACAAAGGTGTAGGCCTCTTGGGTGGCGAAGCCGGTGTCCAGGGCGAAGCGCACCAGCGGCACCTGCGCGCCGGAGGCGTGCGTCCAGGTCTCTGCGATCAGATCGCCCAAGGCCTTCCACACCCCCTCGCGCGCCGTGTCGCCCATCAGCACCCGGTGCTCGACGAGCCAGGATTCCTTGCCGCGCCCGAAGGCCCAGATGGAGGCCTCGATGCGATCCTTCTGCACGTCGGCCCCGCCGACCAGCAGCAGGCCGCCGGCGGGGATGCTTCCGATCGGGTAATCCTCGCGCCGCTCGATCAGGCGCTGCCAGTCCGGCGCCTCGCCTTCCTCGACCCAGGTCTCGCCCAGCTCCGTGTTCTTGAAGGTCTTGATGGCGGCCGCTGATCCGGATTCCTTGCTCACTGCACTCTCCCATGCGGCGGCGATCTCCCGCCAGCTGCGCCAACCCACCGGGCTGTAGAGCGACGAGAGGTGGAAGCCGGCCGTCTTGGCCCCGTTCTCGGGAGCCATGGCCCGCCACTCGCCATGCTCCAGCATCCAGGTCTTGTGGCTCTCCGGGATCGGCGCCTCGCACGCTTCGCAGACGTAGGCCGCTGTCTCGGGCCGCCCCTTCTCCCAGCGCAGCTGCTCGAAGCGCAACCACTGCCGATGCGAGCAGTGCGGGCAGGGCAGGAAGTAGCGGCGCTGATCGCTCGCCTCGTACTCGCGCTCGATGCTGCTCGCCCCGGCAATGGTCGGCGTCGAGACGATGAAGATCTTGCGCCGGGCGAAGGTGCGGGTGCGCGCTTCGGCCAGCGAGATCGCATCGCCCTCGCCATCGACGTCCGACGGGTAACCGTCAACCTCGTCCAGGAAGAGGTAGCGCACCGGCATTGAGCGTAGGCCCACGGCGCTGTTCGCGCCCGTCATCACCAGCACGCCGCCGCGAAACTCCTTCGCCAGGATGGTGTTGCCAGCGTCGCGACTGCGGGCCGGCGCGATCAGTTCGGCCAGCACCGGCGACTCCTCGATCAGCGGGTCGATCCGCTGCTTGGAGTTGCGCTTGGCCATCTCGACCGTGGGCGACACCGCCATCATCGGGCCGGGGGCGTGATGGATCACGTAGCCGATCCAGTTGTTGCCCATCTCGGTGGCGCCCAGCTGCGCCGCCTTCATGAACACCACCCGCTCGACCGCCGACATCGGCGACAGGCAGTCCATGATCGCCTTCAGATATGGCGTGCGGCTGGTGCGCCAGCGCCCCGGCTCGGCGGACGCCTTGCTGGAGAGCATCCGGTGCCGGTCCGACCATTCAGAAACGGTCAGCAGTGGATCGGGCGTCAGGCCCTCGCGCCAGGCGCGCTCGATGTCGAGCGCCCCTTCGTATTCCAGTTCCATCAATCCACCCGCGGGCGCATCTCGCCCAGCTCCTGCAAGTGCTCGCGCACGGCGGTCTCCAGCGCGACGTGCAGGGTGTGCGCGTCGACTCCCAGCTTGGCGGCCATCTGCGCCGAGATGCGCGCCGGCCAGTTGAGCCAGGCATCGCGCTCGGCCCGGGCCAGCTTGAAGACGTGGGCGATGGCCTGGGGCCGGTCGACCAGCTCGCCCTTCAGGCGCGCCAGGCGCACCTTGTTGGTCTGCGCCTTGACGACCTCGTTGACGGTGCGGGCCTGCAAGAGCGACGTGCCGCCCGCCGAGAGCGGCGGCGCGACCGGCTCTGCGGCCGTCTCCCGCGCGGGGGAGCGAGGCGCTTCCGCCGGGGCGGCCAGTCGGGGCACAGCCGCGGGCTTGCGCGGCGTGGCGGTGTTCTGCTCCCACTGGCGATCCGCCTGCTCGGGATCGATCGTGCCGTCGGCCTCCGGGGTGATGCGGCCGGCATCGATGGCCTTCTTGACGGCGACGTGGGAGACGCCCCGATGCCGGGCGTAGGCGCGAATCGACAGACCCATGATCTACCTCAAGCCGGGCGCAAATCGACTCACGCGGTCGCGATTTCCCGCTTGGCTTTCCTCCGGAACAGCGCGTTCATGCAATCACCATCAACGACGTCACAAGGACATCACCATGACCCGGATCGACACCCGCCTGACCCAGATCGCCCAGAAACACCTGGACATCGAGACCCTGGAAACCCGCAAGTCCGACCGCCTCGACTTCCACGAGGTCGCGGTCTGGAACCTCAAGGCCGCGCTCGAGGCGGCCTACCGCGCGGGCCTCGAGGCCGCGAAGGGCGCTTGAAGAAAGCGCTTGGCTTCACCCGCGAACAGCGCGTTCATGACCACACCATCCACCACCACCGAGGAGCACGCCATGACCACCACCATCAAGCTCACCGACACCCAGCGCGAAGTCCTGAAGCTCGCCACCCAGCGCCCCGACGGCAACCTCGAACCGCTGCCGCCCACCCTGCGCGGCGGCGCCCGCAACAAGGTGATCGAGGGGCTGCTCGCCCGCGACCTGATCAGCAAGTTCCACTACCCCGACCGCGTCGAGTACTACGCCACCGACGCGGGCTACGCGGCCGTGGGGCGCAAGCGCAAGGTGCTGGCGCCGGTCGCCCTCGACCCCGAAACTGAGGCCGCCGTGGCGGCCGCTGAGGCCAACTGGGCGCAAGAGAAGCAGGAGGCGGCGCAGCGCCTGATCCAGGTCGGCGTCGAGGGCAAGCCGCGCACCCGCGAGCACAGCAAGCAGGCCACGGTGATCCAGATGCTCCGGCGCCCCGAGGGCGCCACGGTGCGCCAGATCTGCGAGGCCACCGGCTGGCAGGCCCACACGGTGCGCGGCACCTTCGCCGGCGCCTTCAAGAAGAAACTGGGCCTCGCCATCACCTCGGAGAAGCCCGAGGGCGGCGAGCGCATCTACCGGATCGCCTGATCCCTGGCGGGGTGGTGGGCACCACCCGCTGCCCCGCAAAGCCGATGCAGAAAGTGCTTGGCTTCCTGATGGAACAGCGCGTTCATGAAGGTGTCATCCACACCACCAGAAGCGCGGCCATGAAGACCACCAACACCATCGACACCCTGGGCAAGAAGCTCGGCGACGCGGCCCTGACCACCTTCGTGCGGCTGTGCCCGGAAGTGCGCAGCGCGACCGCCGAGCAGCTCGATGCGGCCTGCGCGGCCATGCGCGCGAAGAGCGGCGAGGTCGTCAAGCAGCTGCTCGACGATGCCCGGGATGCGCCGTGGATTGCGCACATCGCCTTCCAAACCGCCGCCCTGACCCTGGCCCACGAGGGCCTCAAGGTGATGCGCGGGGCCTAATGTCATCGCGAAAAATGTTCGAATTCCGCTTGGCTTCTCAATCGAACAGCGCGTTCATACGGGTGTCGCAACGATCCACCCGAAGGAGACCACGATGGCCACGACCATCCCCGCCACCCGCAACGAAGCCTGGGGCTTCTGGGGCACGATGAACAAGCACGCCCAGGCCGCCTGGCCCATCGCGATGAGCGCGATCTCGCATACGACCTGCCAGCCCCTCGAATCGGTGCGCGCCTTCCTCGACAGCCGCCACGGGCGCCACTTCGCGGACGACGTCCTCAATCAGATGCTGGTTGGCAACGACATTGCGCAGGCGATCGACGCGGCGGTCGCCCGCTGGATGGGCTGGACGATCGGTCGCCAGACCGCCCGCGATTACGGCATCCCGCGCGGGCTGCCCTACCTCACGGGCTTCGTGATCCACTGCGAGATCACGCAACTGAGCATCGACGAAGAACTCGCCGCCTGAGGGGGACGCCATGGCCGCCGTCGTCACCACGCCGCAGATCGAAGCCAACTACGACAAGTTCATCGCCGAGCTGACCACGCTCACCCGCAAGTATGGCGTGGCGATCCAGTCAGTCGGCGGCATCATTCTTGCCGACCACGCCGGCGAATTCCGCAACGTCACCTACGTCGCCGACATCAGCAGCGGCGACCTCTACCCGCGATTCCCCGACGCCTGACAGATCGTCGAAGGCCATGCCATCCGATACCCGGGTGGCCCGGCCGCCGCTGAAGTCCTGCCAGCGGCGCACGATTACATCGACGTATTTCGGGTCGAGCTCGATGAGCCGCGCCCGGCGCCCCGACTTCTCGGCCGCGATCAGCGTAGTGCCGGAGCCGCCGAACGGATCGAGGACCACGGCGCCGGGACGGCTGGAATTGCGGATTGCCCGCTCCACCAGTTCCACCGGCTTCATGGTCGGGTGCAAATCGTTCTTGGCGGGCTTCTTGATCTGCCAGACATCGCCCTGGTCGCGGTCGCCGCACCAGTGGCGCTCGCCACCCTCCGGCCAGCCGTAGAGGATGGGCTCGTACTGGCGCTGGTAATCGGCGCGGCCCAAGGTGAAGGTGTTCTTGGCCCAGATGATGAAGGTCGACCAGTGGCCGCCGGCGGCGCGGAAGGCGGCCTGCAGGGTGTCGAGCTCGCTGGATGACATCGCCACGTAGATGCCGCCCCGGCAGTGTGCCAGGATGGGCGTCAGCGCCGCCAGCAGGAAGGCGTGGAAGCCCTCGCCCAGGTTGTCGTTCAAGATCGCGCGGTTCTTGCCGCGCAGTTTGTCATTTGCCGAGTTGGCGTAGTTCACGTTGTAGGGCGGGTCGGTGAAGACCATGGCGGCGACCTCGTCGCCCAGCATCGCGGTATAGGCCTCAGGGTCGGTGGCATCGCCGCAGAGCACGCGGTGGTCACCACAGACCCAGACATCGCCCGGCCGGGACACCGGCGTCTCCGGCACCACGGGCGCGGCATCGTCGTCGGTCTGCCCTGCATTGGTCGTCTCCTCGCCCGCCAGTAGCTCGGCCAGGGCGTCGGCGTCGAACCCGGTCAGGGTCAGGTCGAAGTCGTCGTCTTTGAGGGCCGCGAGCTCCACCTGCAGCATCGCCTCGTCCCAGCCAGCGTTCTCGGCGATGCGATTGTCCGCGATCACCAGGGCCCGGCGTTGGGTCGGCGTCAGGTGGTCGAGCACCACCACCGGCACCGTGGGCAGCCCCAGCTTCTGTGCCGCAGCCAGCCTACCGTGCCCGGCGACGATCACCCCGTCGGCGCCGGCGAGGATGGGATTGGTGAAGCCGAACTCGGCGATCGAGGCGGCAATCTGCACCACCTGCGCGTCCGAGTGGATGCGGGCGTTGCGAGCGTAGGGCACGAGCTTGGCGGTCGGCCATTGCTCGATCTTGTCGGCGAGCCAGGAGATCGTCATGCCGGCACTCCCAGCCGCTCGGCGGCGACTTCGTCAAAGCTCTGTCCCGTCGCCGCATGGGTCACCGGCACCTCGGGGAAGTTCTGGCGGAAGCGCTTGACCGCCACGTCGACGTACTCGGGGGCGATCTCGGTAGCCCGC